AGTTATATTTACCAAAGTTATTCGTATGACCTTTTTCTACTTTTAGTGAGGTCTGTACTATGTTTAATTTTTCATGAATACTCATGTCTTTCATTGTAACTCCCATTGTTATTTATATAAGCTATGTTCGTGGCGACAATTTAATTTTCTAATATCCACGTTTCGTTAGGCTCGTCAACCTGATTGCCTAGGTATTTCGACCAATCCATAGCTTATAAATATTGTTATTTTATTTTGTATTGCTCCATGTCTTTAAGTATTACATCGTATAACTCGTTAGTTCTTCCAGCACTTATCATTAATAAATAAAGAGATAGTCTATTTGGTTCATATCCTGCAAATAATCCTTCTTCTTTTTTAGGTTGCCTTTCTATTGATTTGTTTTTCATATTTAATCATCCTCAAAAGGAAAACATCTTTTAGCTTCTATACAAACCTCAGTTTCATTTTTTAAATAACCTCCATCAAATCCATATGTATTATCTGATACTAATGTTAACATAGCGTTTTTTCCAGTACCCTTAATATTGATAATTTTACCATATTGTTCTATGTCTGCTTTAAATTCTACCCAGTCACCTTCTTTAACTTTTACTTTGTTTTTTAATATTGCATATTTCATGTTATATCCTCATTTTGCCCATTTCAGCTATATAAATCCTAAGATCTTCAGACAATTGTTGCGCATCACCAGCGTAATCTTCCATTTCTTGAGCTTTATTAAGCAATTGCTCCCATGCTGATTCAGATGG